GGATGATCCTTGGAAGGCGGGTACTTTGGATCAGGGAAACGGGTTGACAGGATGGTCACGAGTCCATAAAACTTCTTCTGGTTGAACTCGTATTCTTTGCCCTTTTTATCCCTGCTCTTCTTGAAGAGATCGGATCGCTCGTTACCCGGAAGCTCTCGAATGGTTACCCATTTCTTCCACTTTTCGACATAGTAGCTCTCATTATCAAGTGCTGAGTCAGCTACTGCTTGTAGTATGTCATTCTCGAAATCGTTGCTCATATGTGTAACTTTCTAAGGATTAATAAAAAATCCTCCGTCGCTCTGGAAGTCCAGATCCTCACCAATAAGGTCATCGATTGGTGTCTCAATAGAGTCCTTGGTCAGATATCCAAAGCATTCTAGGCGTGTTGGTGTTGACTGTGTGACATCTACCACAATGGACGCAATAAGAGCATCGTCATCAGTGATCACATCACCTGCATAGGTGTCGTCTGTGTTCCATTGCGTGAATTTGAATGTCGCATTGTTTAGCCCAGGCTTGTACGTCCGATTGCGCGTTGGTGTGCTGTCCGTCGTGAGGCTGGTGTCCTCATGCACATCACGCTCTAGGTCAAAGCCGTATTTGGTGATATTGGCAACGGCTGCATAGGGCAAGTACTTCCCTGAGTGAATACGGGCCTGATGTGTACCGCCTACTGCCCCTGAGAAGGTCACACGGCCTCCTACATAGCGGACAGAGGCAGGTGTGGCGTTATTCCATGTAGAGCCGTCTGTACTGGTCTGAAACACGAATGTAGCAGTGCGATCCCAGTAGCGTTTTGCTTGGTCTGACGAGCCTATCTTGAATGTCGTGTGGTCTCCAGAGTCCGTTAGCGCGAGATCGGTAATCGTGAGACTTGGCTTCATTGCTTGCAAGAGTTGGCTTTTTGAGCCATGTGTAGCGGTCATTTAGGCCTCCTTATCATGTAAAGGTGGCAGCGCCCGTGATTTGGAAGTCAAAGCTGATGGACTCCAGATCGTCAATCGGGACTTCACCAGAGGCTTTCGTGATAAATGCTGAGACCGCCCAATAGTGGGTATCGCTGGTATAGAGTTTGAGAGCAAGCGGGTCATCATCTTCCATCGAATTGATGAGAGCAACTTGCCCATTGGTGTCACTCATATCCCAGTCGCCCTCACACGAGCCTGTACGCCCAACAAGGCCTGGGAGAAATGACCTATTCGGTAAATCATCGTCACCAAAGCTGGTTGTGTCGTGCACGTCTCTATCAGAGTCGAACTTCCACTTTTTGATGGAAGCGACCACAGCAGAGGCAAGCATCACCTGCCCTTTTTTGCCATGTGTTGCTGACATTTGTTACACCTCCCGCGTCCAAATGCGGTATCTATCTACACTATGCATAAGATGTATTCCCGTGCTATCATCCGGTAATATTTGACTAAATTCACATTCACAGTTGAGGCATTTGTACCCTGGAATAACAAGATCCTCCCAATTCAATGCATCATCTACCAAGTCATGCACTATTTCTAGTTCTTCTTTCCCTTTTTTGCTACTCCAGCCGTGAATAGTGAGCGTGATATCATCGCCTCGTGCTCTAAATACATTCTTTGGAACACGTGTTGCCTCTCCAAGCTCAAGGTATGGGAAAGGCATAACAACGTCTTCACCATCCACTCTCACCGTCTTAGGGACTGCATTCAAGTCGAATACCCGTGCTGCATTCTCGTTATCAGGGCGTGGCATAAAGAGAATAAGTGGATCATCATTCTGCAATACTTGAAATATTGCTTGGTATGTTGGTAGTTCTGATGTTGCCACATTACACCTTTATTGCTTTGATATCACGAATAAATCCTGGACGGTTCTTTTCAGAAGCAGGAAATAAGTACGGTTGCGCCTTTTGCTTGTATGTCCCTAGTTCAACGAAACCTGAGTATGGCACATCCGTTCCTATCTCTCGCCTGAGCTTGCTTTTCTTGATAGCGATAGAGTTGCGTAGTCTCCCAGTCCTCACAGGGCTATTGTCTTTAGCATCTGCCTCTACATTGCCAGCCGTGCCATCGAGAACGCTCTCAGTAGCAGCCTCAAGCTGTTTATTTGCCTCTTGAATGGCCGCTAGAAGCTGCTGACGGCCCGTTATCTTGACAGTGACGATTGGCATACCACGCATGCTCCCAAGTGTTACCCGATGCTTTAAATTTTGCTTCTTGCGTCTCTTGTCCTTGTTGTATTTTGATGGTTGTGTGAGGACCTGCTTTGACGCATTCCTGCCCATCGGTTCGCTTGGCTTCAGCTTCAGGATCTGGTAAAACCTCACGATCATACACAATATCTGTGATGTCCTCAGGGTTCCACCCAAGAGCTTCTACCCAATCCCGAAAATCTTGTACTTCCAGGAAACTCTGTACTAGTCCTACCATGGTTCTGCCTTTCTAGCTTGGAAGCGATACACGAACAACTGATACTTTTCTGAGCACTTCGTAGGACTCAGGCGAATAGATGTCTATGATCCGATAGTTGACACCACCTGTGCGTAGCCAGTCATCACTGCGGATATCTTGCCCTCTCGGAGCAAACAGCGTCTGAGGTACAACACCCACCTTCTGACCAGCTACAATGCGCTCTTGCGGCATCCCTTGCGAGATAAGAGCACACTTAAAAGTGTCCGCT